TAACACCTGAAAACCCTCGATTTTATTATGCTTTCAGGAGATTCGCACAGATTGCGGTAAAACGGGTTAATAGGTTTTTGAGGGGTGTTTTTCCGAGAAAAGTTTTACCAGTGTTTTACCTCAAATGTTTTACCAAGCGACGGTAAAACCGAAATTACAACATAATGCTGGTAGGGTTAAAACCCACAACCCCAGCGAAAAAGAAAACTTAAAACGAAACAAAGATGCACAAATATACGTCGGCGGTTATATTCGACCGCAAAAAGAAAGCAAACAGAGATACTGAAGGGCTGCTGGAAATCCGTGTTACGGTGGCCCGCAAAACCCATTATATAAATACGGGCGTGCGCGTACATAAGAAGGAGTGGGCTGGCGTTGTCATCAAAAGACCAGATGCCGACGCGCTGAATGATCGTCTCGGCCTGATGGTCAGACGGGTGTCCGAGGAGGTGAACCGCTTTATGGACGAACGCCGCGAGATTGATATTGCCGAAATCCGTGAGAAGGTCTTTGGTGTGAAGGAACAGATTACGCAGGAACCTGACGAACTGCTAAACTGGGTAGATGCACAGATCAAGCAACTCAACGTCACGGAAGGCACACGGCAGCACTTTCGCGTCATGCAACGTCGCCTGGAAGAGTTCGGGCGAATGCGCCAGTGGGATGACCTGACAATAGAAAATATCTACGATTGGGATGCCTGGTTACATCGGCTGAAGAAGCCGCAGTCAGGGGCCGACATACAGGCTAAACGGGATGCCGAGCCAATAACATCGGCGACGGTTCACAACTATCACAAAGACTTGAAGTCGCTTCTGTCACGGGCTGTCAAGATGGGCAAAATCGAAGCAAACCCCTACGACCGTCTGCGCGGCGAGTTCAAAAAATGCGAGAACGAAAGCACCGAATATCTGTCCGAGGAAGAGATGAAGGCCCTCGAAAGCCTGCACCCGCTGGCAGGCACCCAGATGGCGGCAGCGCGTGATCTCTTCGTTTTCCAGATGTACACCGGCCTCTCATATAGTGACTCACAGGCATTCGACATCAGCGAATACAAGCAGGTCAACGGCAAATGGGTCAACGTCGGCGAGCGCATCAAGACGGGCGTAGCCTACGTCTCTCAGCTGTTGCCTCCAGTTGTTGAAATCTTAGAGCGTTACAACTGGCAGACACCGAAAATCAACAATACCAAATACAACCAGTCGCTCAAGGTCATCCAGCAGGCTCTTGGTTTTACGTCGAAGCTGCACAGCCACCTCGCACGCCATACGTTCGCAACGTGGATGCTGTCAAATGGCGTGCCTCTTGAACATGTCAGCAAGATGGTAGGACATACCAACATCCGCCAGACGCAACGCTACGCCAAGGTGATGCCGAAGGCCGTCTATGATGATTTCGACAAAGTTGCAAAGACATTTGATGTTTAACTCAAAAATAAAATGCCTATGAAAAAATTATTATTTATGGCGGTCGCCCTGATGACGCTAACCGCCTGTGAAGAAAAGGTCGAACTTCCGACTGAGCCGCAGAAGTCCAAGAAGGTGACATTCGAGGTCTCCAGCAACGAATGGTCTGTCATCACTCGCGCACTTGAAGCCGACGGTCAGCAGATGTCCGACCTATGGCTGTTCGACTACATGGACGGCCAACTCGTCCAGACAGTCCATAAGGTGACAGCCGACGTGGACTTTTCCTCGCCGTCCATTGCAATGGCCTACGGTGAGCACAACGTCTATTTCGTGGCCGCTCGCGGCAAGACTCCCACCGTCAGCGGCACGGATATTACGTGGCTGTCTCCCAGCGACACGTTCTGGAAGGCCGTCGGCGTGACCGTCGGCAGCGGTACCGCTTCGTCCATTTCAGTCTCTCTCGACCGCATAGTTACAAAGCTCAGGATCGCCGTCAACGACGAAGTGCCAAATGGTACAGCGACGCTTGAACTTACACAATCCCCCTGGTATGCCGGTATCGACTACACGACGGGTGCCGCCGTCGGCTCCTCCAACGATGCCCGCACGGTGGCCGTCCCGTCATCCTACGTCGGCACGACCGGCCAGCTCGTCGTAAATCTCTTCAGCCTGAGCGACGATGACGAGTGGACGGCTGACGTTGGCATAATTGCAAAGAACTCCGGCGGTGACATACTTGGCAGCGTGGCCCTATCCGACGTACCTTTCCTGCGCAACCGCGTGACAGAGGCCAGCGGAACTTTGTTCACGTCCGCGACTACATTCAGCGTTTCTCTTAATTCAGAATGGCTCGACAGTTACACATTAGAATGGTAAATCTATGAAAAAGTTAATGTATCTCCTGACAGCAGTCATGCTGTCATCCTGCGAAAAAGTGATTATCGACGAAGGCGGCGGGCACGATGCCGACGCAAACATAGTGCTCAGAATGGCAGTCGATAACGGCGACACTCGCGCCGCCTCCGACCTCTCAACGGTATGCGGACGATTGAACGTCGCCGTCTTCGCTCAGGATGGCGCAAAGGTCAAGACGGTCGCCCAGTCAACCGCTGACGGTTCATTCGGCTTGGTGTCCCTGTCCCTGTCGCTAGGCACCTACCGCGTGGTGGCGGTCGCCCACAACTGCAACGGTTCTGCCACGATCACGAACACGGAAAAAGTGACATTCCCGAACAACAAAGTAACCGACACCTTCTCCTACTGCGGCGACATAACCGTAGGCGACAGCAAAAGCGAGACGGTGCTGACGCTTCACCGTTCCGTGGCCATGCTCCGGCTCACCCTCACCGATGGGAGCCTGCGCGACGACATCGCCTCATTGAAGTTCTACTACACCGGCGGCTCCTCGACCCTCTCCCCGCTGACTGGCTACGGCTGCGTCAACAGCCGACAGACCGAGGTCAGGCCGTTCGACGTGAACGGTGTCTATGAAATCTATACCATGCCACACGAAAAGGACGATATGCTGACAAAGGTGATAATCACCGCCTATGATGCCAACGACAACAACCTTGGCGAATGCGTGCTTGAAAACGTACCCGTCCACCTGAACCGCGTCACCAACTACACGGGCGACATCTTCGGCAGCGGTGGCTCCGTCGCCTTCCCCATAACGGTCAACCCAGAATGGGACGGCATCGACGATTACGAGTTCTAACAAAAAAGATGGCGCGTATCATGTACGCGCCAGTTTCATATACGGCTTCATGTAAAAATCTACCGCGTATGGTATCGACGATAGCTGCACGTTCTCCGTCGGCCCCCTGTGCGTATATAGGTGCTCGGCAAGCATCAGCCCAGCCACCTTCAGTCCATCCGGCACGCCGCCATACGACTCCCTAATCTCGTCTATCGACCTGTTCAAAACCCTCAGAATACCATCCTCAGCGGCATTCCCGTAAATCGTCAGCAGCTGGTCTTCCCCGGTGAAGCACCGCTCTATCCTGCATTGCGCCTTAATCGCGTCAAGTGTCAACCATTCCATATCTCTTTCTTTTTTTTGTTCCTAAATTTTTCCGTGATTTCCGTGATTTCTGTGTGACATCAAGTCAGCGGCCCGTCGCCAACAAACTGGAAAGTGCCGTTGGCCAGGTTCCCCCGCGTGTGGTTCGTCTTACACATCTTCACGATGGCATAACCTTCCAATCCAGTTGACGAGTAGAACGTCCTGCCTCCTATCCTTATCTTGACCCTCGTTCCAACCTGTAGCACGGCCTTAATGTCAACGACGGCCACTACCAGCCAGCTCAGGTTCAGCGACCAGCCCTTCCTTCCTGCGACATACTCGCGCCAACCTTGCTGTGTAGCACTGGCCTTCTCTATCAGGTCACACTCACCCTGTAGCTCGTCGCTCTTCGCCGCAGCCACAGCCGTCCAAGACTGTCCGCTCTGTACATATACGATTATTTCATTTCCGTTCAATGCCATATCTTTACCTCCAAGTTACCAGTTCACCTTTACCCTTTCTCATTAGATAGTTGCTCAGAGCAATGTATATATGCTCACCGCTCACACGCGCAAAGCCGTTTCCGCGACTATTCCCGTTCTCAACATCATTGAGGATTGATGCCAAATTATTCTGACTTGATTTGTTCAATATCAGTTCGCCCGCATTCGCCAGCACAGGGGTCACGTCGCCACTATAGTGACTACCGCCCACGAAATACCCGGCAGCAGCATGCGGAACAACGCCGCCGCGAGCAAATGGTATCAGCGCATCGGCACCCGCAATGGCTTCAATGGCCAGTACTGTAGTGGCAATGCCGCTAAGTATGCTCGTCACCCCCTGAACAGCACTAATCGCACTCTTAAAGCCTTCGGGAATCTCAAATCCAAGCGACTCCAGTCCGCCGACCATCTGCTGCATACCTCCAGCAACACCGTTGAGCACGTCAGTCAGCTTGGCCTCCATCTTCCCGTCCTCGTTCTTGCGAAGATACGGGTTTTCCTTCCCTTTCGGTTTCTTGTTCCCTTTGAAATCGTCAATCTTCTCCTTCGTCTCATCTATCTGTGCCTGAAACTCCTGCCACACCTCCGATGACACGCCGCCGAACTCCTCCTGCTTCGCTATCAGGTCTTTCAGCCTGTCTTCGAGTGCCCGCAGCGGCGTAACGTCGCCAAGTTCCAACTTCACGGGTATCTTCAATTCTGGTGCCAGCTTCGCCATCGGTGTCTGTCCCGTCTGGTCTTTTATCTCCCCGACCTTCGACGGGTTGAAGCCGCCGTTCATAACCGAAAGCACCTGTCGCGCCTCGTCCAACTGCTTTTTGTAGTCGTCCCTGACGGCCTCGCCAGCCTCCTTCCACTTCTTCGTAAGCTCGCTGACAAGTTTCTCCTGAGCGGCAATCGACGTTTCATCAAACACGGTGGTGGTGGTTTTTCCGCCTGTTTTCCCGCCGCCAGATTTGGTGATTTTTTTCTTCCACTCGTTGATAGTATTACTATCATTGAGGTTTTCAAAGTGCTGACCACCGATGACTACACCAGTATTCTTGTCGGTTACTTCAACATAGCCACCTGGAGCGGTTTTTATGCCTCCTGAGTTCTTTTTGTTGGCATCGGCTTGCTGCTGTTTGGCGAGTTTGTCGGCAGCTTCAAGAAATTGTATTTGCCTGTCATCAAATGTGGTGTTGAGAATGTTCTGAATGCTTCGGATAGAGTCAGCAACAGGGCCAAGTAAAGTGCCTGCAAAATCCATAGCACCGATGCTGAGTGCATTCCAAACCTGTCCCCATTCCTCTGCAATAGGTGCCGCACTCTGCCCGAACTTCTCCATTTCATTGGTGGCATCTGCTGCTGCCCTTGCCGCTTTATCGGCAGCGGTCTCTATATAGTCGCCAGCTTTGGCCATCTCCTCGCGGATGATGTCGGCCACGGCTGTGGTCATATCCGCACCTTCATTCATGCGCCGTGTCAGTTCGGCTGCACTAATCCCAAGGTTGTCAAGAATCTGCTTCGACTGTCTACCGAGACCTGTCACGATTGAATTAACAAGGTAATCAATGCTCTGTCCCGTATCTTTCGCTTTCTGCTGTGCAAATGCCAAATAGGTGGCTAAATCGTCAAGTGGGAGCTTGAAATTCTCAAACTGTATAGCCTGCTTCATCAGCTCCACCTCACTTACTGTGCCGTGAGTAGCTTCTTTCAGACGGTCAAGTAATCCAGGCTGGTTCAGTCTCTCGAA